AAAGTATCGTTCACCGCATACGATGTGCCGCCCGTATAAGGGCCTCTGGAATTGAGTTTCGCCACGGGCAAGGCGTATGGACCGAAGCTCGATCCATCGCTCATTTCGACAGTGAATAGGGTTCCCGGCGACCCCGTTGCGCCAGTGATCCCGAAGCCTGTGATCCCTACAGCGGTCGCTCCCTCAAGAGAGGTAAGGCGTTGCGAGATTTGCCAGTTGTTGTTGTCATGCTCGGAAACGGTCAACCGCCGGCCAAGCCCCGACCCCCATTTCGAGCCGTCCGTACTTACATAGAGGATCGCCATGTGCGCTGCCTTACTTTAGCTTATCGACGTCCGCTTTTTTCACATCGAGGAAAATAGCGTGTATCCAATCCGTAGTCGAAGCGCCTATTGCGCTGAATAGCGCGCTGGTTACGTCAACCCCATCTTTGATGACGATGCTATTGTTGACGAAGTATAAGGTTGTCGCGTCGATAACCTTGATCGACGTTTTCCCATTTGCCGCGAAAGTGTAGGTGCCGACCTCTGGATACAAGTCTTCGTATGTGTCAGAAGGCGCATAAACTAGGTCTGGCCCATATACCCCGCCGGGATAATTTTCAAATGACCAAGAAACGGCGCTTCCGGCGGTAGTCCCTGATTCATAACTACCAGAGAAGAAAATCCTTTGCGGGCCTATATACGTCCATCCAGCCGAGTAAATCAGATTTGATGTGCTTTCGAGGCCGAGATAGGTTGAGCTTGCGAGGCTATTTACAGTCTCGTCAAGAATATACGATCCGCTGGAAACAGACAGCGTTACGTTATCGAGGCTTCCATCGTTGGAATAAACCATCACTCTCTGATTGAGCGGGATGGTTACGGCGGAAATTGTTGGGTCGCCGATTGTGAAATCGTTACTTTGATCCGGCCCGGCTGTTCCTCCACTGAGGCCATTTGGGCCAACATATAAAGAATTGTAAACGTCCCAGTGAGCATCAGCAAAATAATATTTCCGGTAATTTATATAGAGTCTTCCAGTTGCAAATGCTTGTGAATATCCCCACAAGACGCCAGACTTATCAACGGCTGCAACGGCGTCAGCGTCAATAATCCACGACCTCTCAACGGTGCAAGTGACGCTTTCAGTTGTGAAATCCGTTTTATTTCCCAAGTTGTCGTAAAACACGCGCCCTGTGAAATTTATCAGCGGGCGCTTCGTCGTCACTGAACTTGTGGGCGATGTTGCGCTTGGTCCGAGAATGGTTTTTTTCACGTTGTAATAATTAAGAGAGCCAGAGTCCGAAACGGTTCCATCACTGGCAATCGAGATATATGTCGCCGCGACATGAAGATCGCTCGCGGCTTTTAGCTGCGCTACACCATAGTATTGTCGCGCCCCACGGCTCCAGCCAATCGACCGGGAAGTGTATGTCTTCGATCCGAGCGAATTCAATTCACTCATCGGGATTGACGCGATCTTATTCGCGCCGCCGCTGTTGAATATGACCAGCATGTGGCCGGAATCAAAGCTGCATCCCACGATGGTCTGGAAAGGATCGAGACGCCACGGCGGATTGATTGTCGTTTTATCCCAATCCTTCGTTGGCGCGGGAAGGTCTTCGTAATCCCATTCCTCGTTTTCGAGATCAGGCCAGACAAGCTCCCAAACGCGCTCTTGGTAGTTTTCCTTCGGGTCTTTGAACCAGATCGCATCGACGCGCTGGACCTCGATCCAAACCGAGGTATTTTTCGTCTTGTCTTTGTTGAGCGCGTAAATCTTTTTCTTGTGCGTCTTGTAATGGATCGGCGGATCGTCGCCGTTCTCGTATGTGGTTTCCCACCCCTGATAACGACCGCCCGTGTCGTGAACACTTGATAGGGCGTCGATCCTCTCGACCTTCAACTTGCTTTCGCCAACCTCAACCACGCGCACCTTCCGGCCCGCGTCGAGGTTATTTGCGAACGACAATTCCCATTCTTGGTATTGCTGGCGTGGGTCAACGAACATGATCTTGTCGATCACTTTCAGATCGACATAGCTGGACTCGTCGCCCGGCGCTGTAATGCGCCGAACCGAAATTTGACGGGATGTTTCGGTCGCCATCTTACGGGAACGTGATGCCGAGGAATGAGCCCGGCGCGGCTTGCTCGCGCGGGCGCTTCACATTGTAGAGATTGAGGGAAAGCGAATAACTTCCCGAAACCATTTTTACGGTTCCGCCGATGCCCCATTGGTGGACAACGGGTTGCCAGTTTGCAGTCGTGCGGTTGACGCGCGCCGACTTCGCCGGCGCAACGTCTGGCGTCTGCGCCGGGCGAACTATCTGCTCAAGGCTCATATTGGCTCCGCTTCAAGGTTTATCTGTTGCGGGATGACGAGATTTGAGACGTTGACATAGTAGGGGGTCGAGACTTGATTGCCCGATATTGGCCGAAGCTGAAGCTCGAAATAAATCGAGTTTTCGGGCTTCTGCATCAGCGTGTCGGCTTGATTTTTCGCGGCCTGAGTGCGGGAGGCGCGGTCGGTCACATCCCCGCCGTATCCAATGCCGGTGACAGAACTTCCCTGCGACCCATAAATCTGATGGATCACGCGGCGCTGGTTCGTCAGTGAGCCGAGCCACATTGCGTAAAGGACAACCTGATCCGCCGTCAGTGGCGGGTGTAGGCCGTTATAGGTGGCGTCGGGCGGCGGGGGCTCATAGGTGACGGAGCCAAGCGATACTGACGCCCCTGTCTGCGTTTGCGCCTCATGCGCGATGGCGTCCGAATAATCGTCCGTCCCGGCGCTGGCCGTCACAGAGCCACCACGACCAACGGCACAGGCGATCTTGATGTTGGCGGTGCGACCACCTTCTCCGTCCGCGCTGATGGTGTAGGAGATGATTTTCCCGGTCGCAACGCCGCCGGGGAGGTATTTATGGGTGATCGTGGCCGACTTGCGTAGCGACAGATTGAGGCCGAGCGAAAACGGTATTTCGCAGCCGATCTCAACCGCGCGCGCGCGCTGGCGCATACGCGCCGCGCACTTGCTTATCATAAACTCGATTGCTTGCGCGCCGCGCCCTGACGAGTAGAAAGCCGCCTGTTGAATGTTGCCCGGCTGACCGCCAATCGGGACGATCAGTGAAGGCCCGCCGGTCGCCAGTGATGTCCAGACGGCAGACCCGTCGCTGGTCGTGCTCCCAAAGGAAGTATTGAACGCCGGCGCTGTTGAACCTGTGAAGCCCGCCGTGGTGCAGATGAAGAAATATCCCCCACCCGCCTCGTTACAGGCGAGGCTTCCAAGCCTAACGTAAGTCGAGGCTTGCCAATCCCCTATTGTCGGCACGGAAGAACCAAGCGAAGCCCAAACAATGCTCCCGTCGCTTGTTTGCTCGCCAACCGGGTCTGCGAACAATGGGGCTGTGCTTCCCATCGTTCCGCTGTTGAGGGCCACTTGGAAAGAAAGCCCGCCGGGTCCAACGGGAATGTTCGGCATCATCACCTGACCGACGACGACAGAACCGCCAGCGGCCTTGAGAGACGACCAAGCGCGAATGTCCACATAGGCTTCGCCAACATCGACAGAGTTGAACGAAATCACTTCCGTGTCGGCAAGCGAAGTGCTGTCGGTCAAAACAGGTTGAACATCGGACGAGATTGTGAAGCTGATGGACTCGGTGAAGGAGTTGGCTGACGGGTCTGGCGTGATGTAGAGGGTTGTCGCAACCTTCCACAACTGGATTTCCTGCCATTGCGCTGACACGCCGGCCGAGGTGCTATCCCCGGAACTGCCAGCGCCAACGTCTCCCGTTCCGAAGCCCTTGCCTGTGTCGCCACCTAACGACCCGATGTTGGCGTAGGTGCCATTCGATGTGAACCCGACTTGCAAGCCGGGCGGCGGGATCGAGGCGTTCCACGACGCCGAAATCACATCGCCCTCAAGGTGCTTTGTGTTTACGTCTTGGAACGAGCCGCTTTCCTTATAGGACTCGACAGTTTCTGTTCCGAGCAGATCGACCGCAGCCGTTCCAGCCGCCGCCCTCCATCCACCCCCAATGTCGTCTCCCGGTTTGGGCCAGCTAGAAATAAGCGATCCGCCCGTGTAGGTCTGAACAATGCCGGCCTCGACAGGGATTGTGACGCCTCGGAAGATTTGCGCCCATGAGACGTTCGCGTCCGCGCGCACAGCGCGCAGCGGTGCATCCTTCACTTCAAAGGAAAGCTCGGAAAGGATTTCGTCCTGCCCAATCGGAACAGTGCCGTCTTCGCCCGCAAGAATATCTGAGATCGACCAAGCAAGCGTCGTTCTGTCGATACAATATGACGCCGAGTAGCCTTCAAGGATGGCGTCTGGGTCATTGCGCGCGCGGTCGTCAAAGAAGATTGGATCGTAGTATGGGGCGACCTTCAAAGAGTCGGCCAGCGTTTGCTTTCGGGTCAGATAGTCGTCGGCGCGCGCCACGATCAGGAACTTGATGTAGCGAGCCGACAGGTCAGACGGGATGCCAACGATGCGGCCAAAGATCAGCGGCTTGACGCTGGCTGTGTCGTAATCCCAAACCGAAACCCAAGCCCATTGTTTGCGGCTTGCGGCCAGAAGACCGACATAAGGCGTCCCAATGCACGGGTTAAGGATTTCGACCTCGAGCGTCGGGATTTGGCCTTCATCATGGGTCAGCGTCCATGAATAGACCGGCTCGTCCAGCCGGCAATGGGTGCCGGTCGAGAACGTGGTTTCGGTCTTGCTGACCCATGCAAAGTAAGTCGGGCCACCCGATCCGGGTCCGGGGCCGCTCACTTATTGTTCCTCGATTGTGACGGACCACGATTTGTCGGCTGACCACTCGTTCATGGTTGCGTTCATTTCCGTCACTCGGCCCGTTACCTTCACAGCCGTTCCCGTGTAGCCGTAACCCGTTGGCGCGGTGGCTCCCGTAAAGCCCGTCGCGCTCGACCCCCAAACCATCGGGGTCGTTACGGTGACAAGCGAGCCGGGCCATATGCCGCCAAAGTCGGGGAACTGCTGATCGTTGGCGCTGATCTTGACCTGATACTTGCGGAACACCGGGTCGCTCACATCGCGCAGCGTCCCGTTCACATCGCGGCGAAACTGCTTCGCCGCGCCGATTGGCGTCACTTCAACGTCAACCCCCCGGCAGCAATAGTCGGGGAAGCCGAGGCCGGAAAAGATAATGTCGGTGTTCTTCGCCATCGATTATCCCACCCGGCTCGGCGCGCGCCCCGCGCTTGAAACGCGGCGCTTGGCTTCCTCACGGAGAAGCTGGTCAACAACGCCCTTGGAGGCGGTCATAGGGCCAACGGAGACGCCATCGAAGTGAACATGCACAGGTTGACCGCCGGCAGACAGCGCGCCCGCAGGGACGGCCCCCACAAGCCCGCCTGTGGCGAACCTACGGCGCCCGAAGACGCTCGGAAGGTTCAGCCCGCCGTTCAAGGCGCGCAGCAAGCCGAGGACGCCCGGCTTTGCCACCTTGGACGCGCGAACCACGAACTCCCCATTGGAGAGCCACGCCGGGATCGAGTCGCTGGTCGAGGTGCCAGCGCCAGAGACGAAACCGCCGTCCGCGAAGGGGAAGGGGCTGTCGTTGCCAGACCCTCCGCCAGTGGCGTTATTAGCCCCGCTGGCGCCGACTTTGATACCGGCGGCGTTATCCTTCGCCCGGCCATATTCATCAGCCAGCGCCTTCGCAGCCGCCTTTGCGGTGTCAGTCTGTGCGGCGGCGTTCTGGACGTTGGTGGTCAGGGTGCCGGCGTTGACCGAGGCATTGCCGAGGTTGCTCGCCGTCTCGGCGGTCTTCTGAGCGACTGCCGCCGCCGGCTGCTCGACCGGGATTTCGGTCGGGGTGACTTGCCCGCCCTTGATGATCCGGCCCTCAATGGCGCGCTTCGTCTCGTCAACCTTCTTTAGCTCGTCGTTCGCTTTGACGGCCTGTGACGAGTCAAGGTTGATTTGCGACGGCTGCGCGATTTCCTTCTTCTTTGCGGAAACCTGTTCAATTTGATCGAGGACAATCTTGCCGGTGCCGACAACCTTGTCCCACCCCTCGTTCCCGGCCTTGTCTTGATAACGAGCCGCCTCATCGATCATGCCAACGCTGGCGCGCTTGATAAGGCGCGGCTCGGATTGCTGGCCGTCCTTGGGGATGGTGACGCTGGTGACGTTGCCGGCCTTTATGATCCGGCCTTCTGCGGCATTTGCCGCCTTCTCGACCTTATCAAGCTCGCGGGCGGCCGCTTGCGCGCCATCCGCCGAGCCCTTGGCAATGCCGGCAGCAATATTGGCCCCGGCCTTGGTTCCCGCGCCCGTGGCCCCGGAGACCATCTTGTCCCAAAATTTGCCGACGCCCGCGCTGGCTCCGTCGAGGGCATCAGAGATGCGCGCGGCGAACTCTTGGCCGGCGCTCAATCCCTTGTATTTGTCTTCCTCGGCTTGTTTCTTCCGCTGATCGGCAAGCTCTTGTTCGCGCTGCTTGACGAGATCGGCGGCGATCTGATCCTGCTTTGCCGCCGCCTCTTTATCGCCAAGCGCGCGCGCATGTTCCGCCGCCGCTTGCGCCGTCCTGATCTTCGCGTCCGTCAGGGCATTAGTGGCGAAGTTCTTGATCCCGGTCGCGATTTTGTCGCTGTAGGCATAGATGACCAGCGCCGTAGCGGCGACCGTCGCTGCCAGCGCGACGAACGAGCCGCCCATCGCCGCAAGGATGCCGCCAAGAGGGGTGAACTTGAGGATGATCCCGCCAATCGCGCCCTTAATCGCGGTCGATCCGGCATCCCAATCGGTGCCAAAGAACTTGTTAAAGGCGTCGAAGGCTTTATCCGCCCCATTCGCAAGCCCTGAGAACCCTTCCGACGCAAGGCTGCCAAAGCCCTTGACCAGCTTTGTGAGGCCCTTATAGCCGTCCGCGATCAGCTTGAGGGCCGGGTGCCGGGCCGCTTCCTCTGTATTGCCGTTTAGGATTTCAAAGAACGCGCGAACCTCATCGGCAAAGCTCTTTACCGCCTGAGAATTCGATTTGAACGTCGAGATCAGATATTTGTCGAGGGCGTTCGCCGCCGGGATGAACGCCGCGCCAAGCTGGTCCTCGGCGCGCTTCTTGGCAGCGTCGAGAAGGCCAGAAAGCGCAATGTTGGCTTGAGCCGCCTTGATTTCGGGAGCCGAAAGTTTTGGGACAAGCGCGTCGAGCCGCTTGTCGTATTCATCAATGGCCTTCGTCCCGCCGGCGAGAACCTTGGCAAATCCAGCGCCGAATGTTTCCTCCGCGAGACGCATGAACTGCGTTTTGCGGATGCCGTCCTGCATCCCGGAAAGGCGGTCAGCAACCCTGCGGATAATCGGGATCGACTCGTCCGCGCGGCCGTTGAAGTTGGTCATCGACACGCCGAGTTGAGTGAAAATGTCACTCGGCTTTGCCGATTCCAACTTTGCGAGTTCTTCGCGCGCGCCCGCTATGCCTTTCCCGACATTCGTTTGGGCCGTCTCAAGGTCTTGGTAATATTTCTTCTGTTCGTCGGCGGCTTTTAGACCGGCTGTCGATACGGCTGAAAGACCAGAGACGATTTGATCTGAGCTAACACCCTTACCAGCGCCGGCCGCGACGAACTTTTGAAGGCTCTGGACAGACACTTTCGCGCGGTCAGCATTATCGGCAAGCTCGGTTATCGACTTGGCGGCTTCGCGGCCCATGTTGATGCCGCGCAGCGCCGCGATCCCGGCGACGGCCGCAGCGACAGCCGGAGCGAATGCTACGATCTTCGGGAGAAGGGCAGCGAATGTCGCGCCGACGCCGCCGTAGATCTGTGTGACCTGACCGCCCTGCTGCGCGAGGATACGCCAAACGGGAGTGCCGGTAGAAAGCTGTGCAACTACGTCATTGATCTGAAAAGCAAGCTGACGGCTTTGATACGCCGCCAACTTGGTGGCGTCACCGACCTTTTCCGACCCTTTTGTAACGGCGTCGAGTCCGTTTGTTACTTTCGGATCGACGCTATAGCTGCCTCGATTGAATTTCGAGAGCGCGGTGTCAACGGCTGAGAAGTCAGCTTTCTTTAGCTTTGAGGCGAGATCGTCAACGGCCTTGCCAACGTCGCGCGTATAGCCGGCCGCTTCCTTCGCGCCCTTGGCGGCAAAAAGAAGCTCAATCGCTACTCTTTTATCCGCCATTGTAGAGCGCCCTATCGAAAGCCGAGATGAACCGAGGGATCAAGTTTCTGTTCGCTTGCATTTCACTGATTCGGATGATGTCCCACCGGGGCGGGATGACCACCTTTGTCACGCCGACAAACGCCGGCTTGAAACGAACCTTGTTTCCCTTGCCGACCCTGTAGCCGAGCATCGGGTGCTTGCCGTTCTTGCCCTTGATGAAGACAAGCCCGCCCTTCACATCAGAGAGCCGCGTGGGCGTGTTCCTCGCGCGCGTGGTCTGAATGATGCCGGTCTCAAAATCCGTGCGGATTGTCGAACGCTTGGGAGCGCCCGGCAACGGAATCCAGAGATACTTACCGTTCTTCGGTCTGATCGTCGCGCCGAATTCATGGACGCTCGCCAAGCCCCCATAGCGGTGGTTGATGAATGTCTTCACGTTCGGGTGCGGCTTGACGCGCTTCGGGTATGTCTTCGCCTGTAGGCCGGTGATCCAGCGGCGGGTGAAATTGCCGCTGGCAGCAATGTTGACCCTACCGAGTTTCAGAATGTCAGCGGTCACAGAGAGCATTGACGACCGCGCCGCTTTCGCAGCAGCAGCCTCGTTTGTCTCAAAGAACCGGGAAATATCCTTGACGACCTTCGGGTCGATTTTTCCTGAGACGCTAAACATCGCGGGCCAAATCCTTCACGAAGTTTTCGAGACCCTTATGATCCGCTTGCGCGCCGACATAGACGGCGCGCGTGAGATCAGCGAGCCGCGCGCGCTGAGTGATCTGGATATGGTGAATAGCCGCGTGAATTTGCCTCGGCGTCATCTTCCTGACCTCGGCCAATGAGCCGAAGCCGGATGTGCAAAGGACCACAACCCCGTGGGCTATTTCCCAGAGCTTTCTACGCTTCCATCGTTCGCGGGCGCCCGGAATGTCATCCCGAACACGCTCATTATGCGAACGAAGTCTTCGGCTAAAGGGCCGAGGCCTCGCGGCATTGTCATTTCGAGGATGTGACCGATCAGAAGCAGCTTGTCACCGAGCGTGAGCGCGCGCGCGACGGCTTCCGCCTTTGCATCTCCGCCAGCGCCTGTGCCGGCGGCAATGAATGCGCCAGCAACGTCAGGGCCGAGGGCGATGATCGCCCTCGGCGAGATATCGCCAGAAGCAGCCGCCTCCGAGAGTTGAGGGAACCTGTCCCATAGCGTCCCGATGTAATCGACATCGACCCCGGTGATGGGGATTTCGGTGCCGTATAATTCGATGACTCTCGCGGGAAGGACCAAATCAACTAAACCCGGCATGGGCTACTCCTGCTTTGATTAGTTCTCGGTGGTGGTGCCGAACTTGCCAGCCGAGTCGAGATTGACTTCGACGGACAGGCCGAGCGTGGCCCAATCGTCGCCAATGAAGTCGATCTCGGCGTCTGGCATGATCGAAACCGCGCCGAACTTGTGGGTGAACAGCTTTCCGACGCTATTGGTGCCGACGAGCTTCATCTGACCATCGACCTGTGAGTTGCTGTAGATGGTGACAACGCGGGAGCCAGTGGCGCCCGTGGTCGTGCCAAGCAAAGCAAGCTCAAGATTCTCGACGGTGATTTCGTCCAGTTCCAGAGACAGCGCCGCCTTCTGAGAGGTGACGACCTTCTTGTCGCGCGTCTTGACGCCCGCGCGGGACGAGAAGTGCTCAAGCGTCTCAACTTCCGGCTTGAACGAAAACTTGGAGCAGTTGCCGAGGTCATTCCAAGCAACAGCCGTCCAAGTCACGGAGCCATCCGTGAACGTGCCGGTCGAGCCGGTCGGGCCGACGCCGGTGCCGGTGGAAGTGCCGCCGGAAGCGGTCGTCCAGAGATAGTCGCCGTTGTTGACGTAAGCGCCGGCCGAGTAGGTCGTGCTGATCGCCCAAGTCGTCGGGGTGGCGCTGTATTTGCGGAAATAGGCGATGCCTTTTCCGACCATATAGTTTGCAACGTCGTGCAACATTTAGAGGCTCCATCTGTGGGAATGGCGCGTCATCACGACGGGCCGAGTCGCCTTGCCGAAGGGCGGTTTGAGGCTACGGAAACGCGCGCTGGCGCGCTTCCGAATTCATTGGCGGGTCAAACGAGATCGCGCGCCCAGAGAACATATGTAATTGCAAACTCAATTCTGAGTTCAGCTTGCATCGTGCGGCCGACCGCAAATTGAGAGCGACACGCTTGCATGATGATCCGGCCGGTCCTTCCGACAAGATCGGAAAGCTCCTTGTCTTCAACGATTGCGCGATAGACGGCCGCACGAAGCTCACTGAGGCGCGGGCCGGCGTTCGCCGCATTGGCGGCTATCAGGACGTAAATCTCTGGGCGCATCGTCATTAGTTGCGGCGCGTCTGCCTCGCGCCAGCGAGACGTATCGGGCATGACCGCCGATTCTTCGTCAGCGTCGAAGACGACCGCTTCCGGCATTCGGCCCTCACCAGCATTCGGCTTGTTGCGAGAGACGACCGCGAATTCAGACGTTGCCTCGATCACCTCCACAATTCTGGAAAGGATCGCTTCACGCCGGTCAATCATTCGCCCGGTTCCTCAAGAGTGAAATAGACCTGTGAGAGCGCCGGGCCAAACGGGCCGGGGTGCGAAGCGTAAGAAGAGACGAGCCATTGGAGCCCGCTCAAAGTGATTGCCTCGCCAACCAAGTCTGCCGGCTCAAAACCGAGCGCAGTCAGATCTGCCATCTTCGCGGCGGCGACCGGCTGGACGGTCGGAACTTGCGCGAAGTCGGTCCCTGTCGTGATCCCCTTCGTAAAGTCGATCATACGAAGGGTCGCGGTCCCGCGTGTGACGGGGTTCGTGACTGTGGCGTCGACTCCGAAGACCCGATAGCGGGCCGTCAGGACGGCTGCATATGCCGATTGCGTCGTCATGTGAGGGTGTGCCGGTATGAGGCGAGAAGGTCACTGACGCCCGGCGGGAGACCGCCTGTCTGCGACATGAGCGACCCAGTGCCATAGGTGAACGAACCAAGCCCGTCGAAGGATTCGGAGCGAATTGATGGGTCGCGCTGAGACAAGGCCCATTGCTCCCGGACGAGCAGGATTGCCGCGAGTTTCAACGGCTCTGGGGCCGTTGTGAAGCCGGCGGAATAGGTGACGACCGTCTTCCCGGTCGGCCAGCAAACCTCACTGCCAGAGACGCTGAGATAGCGCAGGACGCCGGCCGATTTGTCGGCCTCATAATTGTCGGTCGACAGCGTCGTTCCGGCAACCACAACCGATGTGACCGAATAGATATAGCGGCGCGAAAGGACGAGCGTCTGGGCCGGCTCTCTGAGGCGAACCGTCTCGATTATCGTCTCGCGCATTAAGGTGGGCGGCGTCACGCCATCAGACGGGACGCCGCACGCCAGAGATATCGCGTCAGAGATTTGACCTCCGAGCGCGGTGAGCGCGGCATCATTGCTCGATCCCGTCTCCCCCACAGCCGCCTTGATTTCGGCAAGGGAAAGGATCGCCCGGCTTGAGGCCGGGGTCGAGATCGAGAACATGCGCGCGTTCCTTCAGCGGAGATAGACGTAGAAAGTGCCGGTCGCAGTCGCGCCCCCGCCAGAAACCACGATTTTCACGCGGTCGTTGGCAAGGCCGATCATGTCGTTGACGGCAGTTCCGCCGGCGGCATAAAGAGCCGCCACGCCGGATTGGTTATGCGTTGGCATACGCGGCGCGCGCACGGCCGAAGCGGAGACGTTAGCCTCTGTCCAGAGGCTTTCGCCGGTCGTTTCGTTCGTAACGGTGAAGGTGGGCGTAGAGCCGATGGTGCCTTTCACATAGACGATGTGAGAAAGCAGACCCGAAACGGATTCGGAATAGACCGTGGCAGCGCCAGCGCCATCAGTCGTCACATCAACCCTGACCCTTCTGACGAAGGCCATCAGGCCGTCGCCTTCAACACGAGGAAGTTGAGGACGAGGACGTTGTTGCCGGCGTTGGTCGCGTGCAAGTTGGTCAGCCGGAGAGTGAACGAGCCGGCGGCAACTGCCTTCACATCGACGGCAAAATCACCGGCCGAGGTATGCGTGGCGATGCAAGCAACGACAACATCGGTCGCGGCGACCATGTTGTTCGTGACAACAAACTCGGCTTCCGCGCCAGCCGCGACAGTCTGCGAGACGGTCGTGATCTGACCAGAAAGGGCGTTGATGGTCACGCCGTTCGTGATGGCCGAGGTCTGAGTGAAAGCCGTCTGGCCCTCAAAGGTGATCTTTCCGCCGGCTGCGACAACCATCTCGTCGCCGCCCTGCTTCGTATAAACTTTCGGATTGTAAGATGCGTCGGCCATTTGCCGGCTCCTTTCGCGTGCGCTGGTTTAGGGTTACTCGCCAGCCATCGCGGCGAGGGCCGCTTCGGCTTCGTCCTTCGTGAGCGCGTCGGCGGTCAGCCGCTCGTCGCCATTGAAGATTGCGTATTTGCCGCGCCCGATGTGGCGCACGACCGGCTTCTCGGCCGAGTCGCCCGCTTCCAGCGCTTCCAGCGCGTCCAGCGGGTCGGCATTGGGAATAACGGGGGCGGGCAATTCCGGCTCACCAGCGGCCACCACTGGCGCTTCTGGCGCGGCTCTGACCGGCTTCTTCGCCGGGGCCGGGCGCTCGCCTTCATTGGCGATAAATCCCGCCGCCAGAAGGCCGGGGAAAAGATCGGGGCGGATCATGTACGTCTCGCCAGCGATCAGGCGAACGATCTCAATTCCGTCCGCTGAATAGTCGAAATCTTTCTTGATGGTCGCCTTCATCGCGCGCCCCTGCTATCGCCCCGGCGGTGGACCCGCCGGGGCGCTATTGATGATCAGGCCCTTACGGCTGGTTCGCGGTCGGCAGCTTGCGCGGGTGGCCGAGCAGCCACACGCCGGCAATAAAGGCGTTGCCCGTGTTATTGGCCGGGGTGACGGTGACGCGCACATAACGCTTGTCGCCGACATAGCCGATCTTGCGAACCTTATCGTCTTCCGCGAAGGTGAAGGAAGCGAGGGCTTCCGTGCCGACGAGGAACTTGTCGGCAACCGCAGCGGCGTCCGAGAGGTTGGCGGCGTCACCGTCCTCGACGAGGACCGTGAAGGTCGCATCCGCATCGGCCAGCGAGCCGGTGAGGATCAGATACTCAACCGAGTCATAGCCCTTCGTGTCGACGATCTGCGACACGAAGGCGGTATTGTCGGTGACGGCGGCGGCGGGCGAAACGCCGCGCGCAACATGAATGTTGTGGTGAAGATCGCGGAACGCCATCTTCGGCTCCTTTCAGAAAAGGGGTGAGGAAGGGAAGGGCGGCGCGCATCAGCGCGCGCCGCCAAAAATCAGCTCCGATTAGGAAGCGGCGATCTTGAGCTTCTTGATCGGCTCGGCCTGACGGACGCCGCCACCGACGCGACGACGCGCGCGGAAGACGACGAGGCCGGAGTCCGCGCCGGTCGTGTAATCGACCTGCACCTGCAAGGCGATGCGGTCAACGATGACATACGCGCGACGGATATCGCCGAAGATCACCGGGTAGGTGCCAGCGCCGATGGACGGCATGTCAGGCACTTCCGTGTAACCCGCGCCAAGAATGGTATTTGGCACAGCGCCCGGAATGCCCGGCGTCCACAGGTAGTTGCCCTCGCCGTCCTTCAGCTTGCGGACCTCACGGATCGTCGAGCGGTTCATGAGGAACTGCGAGGACGAGACGTAGAAGGTCTTCGGCGCGTAGAACAGGTTGATCAGGCCGTCAGCAGTGATCGCCGTCGCGGCGCCCGAGACAACCTCGCCAACGTCGGCGTTGGTCAGGAGACCTTCCGCCTGATTGTTGACGCCCGTGCCGCTGACAAACTCGGTGCCTTCCTTCAGCGCGAACTGCTCGGCGAATTCGCCGCGAAGTTCGGCCTCAAGGTTGTAGCCCGAGTCCTCAAGCATCTGCTGCGAAATTTCCGCGCGCGCATACATTTCGGGCGCGGGGATTTCGAGCATGCCGTAAGCCGGGTCGCCCGTGTTGGTACGGGGGCCCTGCTCACCGACGCGCGTGGCGGCGCCAGCCGTCGCGGTGCGCTTCACCATCTTGAGGCTCTGCGAGCCGATGGCAACAACAGTCGCCAGCGAGCGAATCGCGGAAATCTCAACGATGTCCTTGATGATGCCAGTCATCATTTCGGACGGCGCGACCAGATAGCCGGCGGCGGTGTCGTCGGCCTTGATGAGCGCGGCCTTGCGCTGGTTCAGCGCGGCAACGTCCTCTGGGCGACGGTCGTCGGGGGCCTTGCGGATCGCGCGGTTGAACGCCTCGCGATACTCAATCTCGTCCTTGGAGGCGTCGGTGAGCAGACCGCCCTTGCCGAAGTCCTTGCGGTTCAGAACGGCCTCAACCGAGTCGATCTGCTCCTGCATCGCCTTCGCGGAGTTCTGCGCGTTGACGAGCTTCGTGTTCATGTCCTCAAAGCGGTCGAGGGAAGCGCTGATCTTGCCGATCTTCTCTTCCAGAACAACGTCGCGGGCCTTGAGATTGGCGTCATTCGCCGCCTTGAATTCCCCGAAAGCGGACATCACCGCGTCGAGGGCGTTTTCGTTCTCGGCCATGATTGGCTCCTTACTTTGAAATTGAGCGAATGTGGTTCGCCAGCCGATAGAGCTGGCCCTCATCCACGGTTTGCGCCTGAGCATCCCGCTCGTCGGCTATCGCCGGAACATCGCGTTCCGGTGCGAATTTCTTTGCGGCGGCTACGACAATCTTCGCGTCGTTGGCTTTCATGCCGACGACCCCGCGAAGGAATTGCTCGAATTCGCGCACGGTCGGCTGCTCGTCATCCTCGCCATCGGTGAGGAGGTCAGCAGGGGCGTTCTTGAACATCGCATAAATCTGAGATCGCGCTGCTTGCGCCTTCTTCGTCTTCGCCGGAATGATCTCGTCAGCGAAGCCTTCCTCGACGGCTTGCTGACCACGGAACCAAGTCTCGGCCGCGATCCAATCCGACAGGTGCTTCATGTCGACGCCGGTGCGCGAGGCGTAAATGTCGAGAAGCCCGCCCTCAAGCTGGTCGAGGATATCGGCTTCCTTCCTCATGGACGCGGCGTCACCGACGACCAGTGACCACGGCTTATGGATCATGATGTTGGCTGCTTCGCCAATCATGATTTTGTCGCCCGCCATTGCAATGACCGAGGCGATGGAAGCAGCCACGCCCTCAATCTTCACAATGACCTCGGCCGGGTGCTGCGCGAGCGCGTTGTAAATGGCAACGCCGTCGAACACGGAGCCGCCCGGCGAGTTGATGCGAACGGTAATCTGGTCGGCCTTCAACGCGGCGATCTCTTGGACCAGCGCAGTCGTATCAGGCCCATCCCACCATCCGCCGATCTCTCCGTAAATGAAAAGCTCTGCGGTGCCAGCGGCGTTGTCGTAGTTGAGACGAACCCGGCTCGGGTCTTTGCTTTTGTCGGCCTTTGCCGGCTCGCCAAACGGGGCGAGATTCAGAATAGGCTTCTTCATTGATTGCCCTCGACGGGTTGTTGCGCGTCCAGCTTCGACAAGACGGTGTTCAGATTGTCGGAAGCCTCGCGGATCAGCGTTTCATTCTGGGCTGACAAGACGCGCCCGACATTCATACGCAGTTGAGCCGCTGCCGCTGTCTGGTCAGGGGTCGGCGGCTGGTTGGCCGGCGGGACTGCCGCCGGGGCCGGCGGGTTGTTCGTTTCCTCGGTGATCGGCACAAGGTTCGCGGGCCGATAATGCGCGTCCCCGTCAGCGAAGCCGTCCATATCCTCGGCCTCTGCGATCTGGTTCGGCGTCATGCCAATCTCAAACATCTGGCGATAGAACGTCGCGCGCGAACCGTGGTCTCCGCGCAGCAGTTCCGTATCGAAGAATTTGAAATAGTATCCGGCCTTCACCTCGTCCTCGGATAGCAGCGCGCACTTCATCGAGCTTTCGAGCCGGCGGTGCCAAGGACGAATCGTATGAACGGCGTGAGCAAGGAACATCTGCTCGGCCGACGCATAGGTCGCCGACTTGTCAGCGTGTCCAATCATGATCGGCTTCACGCCAAAGCCGGTGCAGATTTCTTCGATCTGAAGCTGGCGGGTTGCAACATGCTCGGCGTCAACGCCACGCATTTCGAGCGGGGTGAATGTCGCCTCGTTATCGAGGATCATCGGCTTGCCGGAATTCGCGCCGCCGACAAAGTGCTTCGTAATCCAGCCGTAGAGGCGCTTGTAAGCGGCATCGTCCAGCTTGCCCTTGATTGAGTATAGGCCGGTCGTCTGGACCCCGTTCCCAAAGCGCGCCGCGTGTGCGCGCTCTGTCGCCATCGCAAGGCCGATGGCGTTGCGGAGGTGATAGACCGTGTCCAACCCAGAGAAGCCGTTCCATGACGGCCCACGAAGATGCCAAATCGCCTCGGCAGGAACCTCCGCAATCGATCCGTCAAGCCCGGTGACATGATAGGTCAGCGAATAGTCGGCGTTCTGTTCGACGCAAACGGCATGCGGCGGGATGACGATCAGTTCTTTAATCTGTCCCCGGACTCGGTTGATGAACGCATATGCGTTGCCGGCGAAGACGCAGTGAAGGATGAGCGACTCGCGGAACTCTTGCGAGGTCTGGAACGGCGACGGAGCGCGCTCAAAAAGCCAGTAGAGCTGGTGATCTGTAGCGTCCGCGCGACGGCCGGTCGCCGGGTCTTTCCGCATGAGCTTGCAGGGGACGGTCGAGACGCCGTCCGCAATGACCATGCCGCAGCGGAGCGCCGCCGGGACGGACATAGCGCTCGTCCAGTTGACGGACTCCCCTGACGTCGTCTTGCGCCCGTCGAATAGGTCTTGCCAGAACGGCTCACTGAACGCGGAATTCTGCGGCTGCGAAACGGGGCTTTCGGGCGCCGGCGCTTCCTTTTTCGAGCCTTTCAGCCAAGAGAAAAGACTCATGCCGTGACTTCCTCATCGATATCCCAGAAGGACCGCCCGCCGGCAGTTGGGTGATTTCCCATAAGTGTCGCAGCATCGAGCAGCGCCATTAGCGGATCAATTTTAGCGCGCCCGCTGATCTGCTTTGTGATCAGCACGGCGTTCCCTTTCACTTCGACCTTCGCGTTGCCAACGGCCCACGCCATGATCGCCTGACCACCATGCGCGAGCGTGTGGCTATACAGCCGGCGCTCGACGTCGATGATGGTTCCGTTTAGTCGGAAGCCCTGCTGGACGGAGGCGAGTCGGTCTATGCCGATGCCGACGCATTCGAGCTTGTCGGTCAGGCTCTTGCAGCCGACTGGGTCAATTCCAATCGCGTTTTCTGGCAGGAGCCCTTCGCGCTCTAGGCGCATCACGATGTCAGCGATTTCAATTTCGGCGTCGTCTAGGTTTTCGACAATCGTTAGTTCGCCGGCCGTTTGGAAGTCTTGATACTTCGCGTTCTCAGATTTTCTTGCCTGAACGCCAACTGTCGAAACCCAAGTGTGGTTCCAGACGAGCCACCGGCGCTGACGGATATCCTCCGCGCCTCGCTCCCGCCCGATCACACAGAACCCGTAAAGGTCGTCGTTTCCGCCGCCGTCAACTCCGCAGACGACGCAATCGCACCGGGCGATTATATCGTTGAGGCCCAAGCCCGGCTCTGCCGCTTCCTCCCAATAGTCGGCCCCGCGCCAGCGGTCCATTTGCAGCGACAGGCCCACCTCGACGTTGAAGTGCTGTGAGGCAATCAACGCCATTTGCTCGCGGCCCTGAGTCTCGGCGACCTCAACCTCTCTTTCGAGGAACGGGAGGTCGACTGAGCGTCCGAGGTTCGGGTTTATCAGGCGCCATAGGTCTTTGTTCTTCCAGCCACCGTCTTTGGCGACGGCATGCGGAAGCTCGTAAAGGATCGGGAGATAGGGAAGGTTCATCTTCCCATCGCGCACAGCGCGCGCCTTCGCCAGTTCGGCTTTGAAGACGCCTTGCGGCGGCTCCTTGCTTTGCGTCGTGATAATGATCAGGAAGCCGTCAGGGCGCGCGGCAAGCGCGCCGCGCAGTTCGACCATGACTTGGGCGGCGTTCTTCTTCGCGCCAAGGACGTGCAACTCGTCAATGAGCGTGCCGACCTGTTTGCCGCCGGTGATAACGTCCGTGTCTGCCGCCTTGACGGCCAGCGTGGCTCCCGTGCGCCGGTGCGTTATCGTGCGCCGGTGGTCAGCCATGTGAAAGAGCTTCTTTAGCTCCGGGTCAGCAATGATCGTGTCGCGTGCTTGCTTGAACGAAATGTCCGCGATCTCTTTCGTCGGCGCGACAAGGACGAACTCGCCCTTCGGCCGGCGGTTGAGTATCAGCGCGACCACCATGATCGCGGCGCTGGTCGAGGTCTTGCCGTTCTTCTTCGGAACAAGCACGAAGAACTCGGAGAGCATGCGGCGGTTCGTCGCCGGGTCATAAGAGCCGAAGATCGCCTCGACGATATTGAACAGCCACGGACCCGCCGCTTCCTCCATTGAGGGGAAGCCGATCACATCTGGAATGAGGAGGCGCTTGAATATCGAGAGTGCGCGGTCAGCCTCGTCACGATAGAGCGGCAAGTCGGGAACGAGAGACTCACCGGCAAGAAGACGGCGCTCCCAATCCCGGCATGACGTATCCCACATGCGCTAGTTCATCATGCCCGGCGGGGTGAGCAAGTCGCCCCAATCGGTTCCCTGACCAGCCGTCTCGGCATCGCGCGCTGCTTGCGCCTTCTTGCCGAGCACTTCCGGCACCGGGTCAAAGTCGCTGTCCTCTGTGATGGCCGGGGCCTCGCGCCATTTGGCGCGCGTCTTGAGCCAGAAGATCGCCGAGGTCGCGCACTTTGGATGATTGCGGTCCGTTGCAATCCCGAAGAGCGTTTGCGCCACCATCGCGTTCGCTTTTGTCGATGCGATATCAAGCTCGCGCCGATAATACTTACGGAGCGTCTTGTCATCCATATCGAGGACGGCGGCTATTTCTTCGTGGCGGATTCCGTAGGAGGCCATAGCCTCGACGGTCTTACGGGCCTGTTCTGACGGCTGGTGAGCCGGCCGGCCCGGCTTTACGCGATCATTCATGGGTTCCTGACATTCTCCGCGAGAATCTGGGGGGTCCGAAAATAAATCGGCCCACCTTGCAGATTTCGGTTGATCCGGGTTCGGAACAGAGCAATTGGTAACAAGCACCGCAGGGCATGAGGCCCGAGGGCGCAGGGCAAGGAGGCCCGAAAAAAATGAACCTGACCGACACCCAACTGATCGTTCTCACCAACGCCTCGCAGCGTCCCGACCAGATGGTCCTCCCGCTTCCCACGAAGCTGAAGGGCGGCGCGCAGCAGATGGTCGTGAAGGGCCTTCTGAAGCGCGGCCT